TCAGCGCTGGCGGCCTTCACGACGGGCGATGATACGGTCGATCCGCGACAGGCCACTGTGGTCGTCGCCTGTGGCCGGCTTCGGCGCCGATGGCTGCACGACCTCGCGCGGTAGAGCCGGCACCAGTTCGTGCGTGGTCCAGATTTCGGCCAGGGCGTGGAGATAGATGGTCCGGCGCTGGCCTGGCTCGGCCTCATCTTCGCTGAACCATCCGAAGCCAGCATCGACGGCATCGGCGCGCGCCTCATATTGTGTCGGGCGCCATGGCGCCTTGGCGATGCCAAGGACGCCGAAGCACCAGGCCGGATCGCGGCGGCGGGCGTTCATAGCGCCAGATAGTCCAGCTCGGCTTCCTCCATCGCGTCATAGAGGTCGCCATCCACCTGCATGGCGTTCAGCCGCTGCCAGATTTTCTTCGTATCGGCATCGCGCGGAAAGCCACGATCATCCTTCGCCAATGTCGCAAGCCGGCCGATCGTGCCGCCGCGCTGATGCTGGTCAATCAGCCACTGGCCGAAGGCCGGCTTCTTTCCACCCGCGAACTGGGCCGGGTCTGCATGTTCCATATCGTCCTCCATCCGCCGACTCGATGCCGGCGAACAAAAGAGAACATAAAGAGAACAAACGAGTCAATCAGGAGGTGTTAGCGGGTTTGAACGTAAACCAAAAACGCGGCCAAAAATGCGATACCTAGCGCAACGAAAATATCTCTACCCCGCCTTGACCTAACATTCAGGTCCTCGCCGCAGGATGTGCAGCGGGTGTCGACGGCAACCGCAGGGCGCGAACAGCGAGGGCAGCTACTGAGGTTGGTCATGCCTAAATCCTTTGCAGATATCTGCCGTATATACGGCAGATTGGAACGAATTTATCGTCACCAACTTCCTCAGGGTAAATTACGTCACCTTCTTCACGGTCGCGGCGCATCATCGTGTAACGCGCGATCTTCAAGCCCTCCTCGCGTCGCCAGATCACGACATGGCCGTCCTGTAACTCGCCCATGGTGATTTCTCGCACGAATACGAGATCGCCTTCTTTCAGATCGCGGTCGCCGAGCCTGCTTTGATAGTCTGACAGCAGCTGAACTAGATACAGGTCAAAAGCGGTTCCCAGAGACCGCATCAACCAGTCTTTCCGGAAGGGCGTCCACGATTGTGCCTCGCCTTTCCCCGTGTCGGTGACATTTCTAAGGTCGAATAGAGGGATATCTTCCCATTCCGCGTCCTCCACCGCCACTGCCGGTGTGGGTGTGAAACGCTCAACTGAACGACCGGTGAGCAGCCGATCCACGCTAACACCCAAAGCATCAGCGATCTTCACGGCGTTCTCAGCTTTTGAGATGCCTTTCAGAACGTAGTCGCTCAGCGTGCTTACCGGAATTCCGGTTTCCTTGCTGAGCCATCCGAGGTCTCGGCCGGAAAGTTGCTCAACGACTCGCAGCCCAACCGGATTTTCGGTTGCTAGCGCTTGACGCTTCCGGTCTTTCGGATTATCCGATTTCTCGTAACGAACTTTCGGATGGTTCATATGAGACTTTCTAAAATGCACCCGGAGGACGTGAAGGCAGAAATTCGCAAAAGATTTGCGACAGTTTCGGCCTTTGAGCGTCGTTTTGAACTGCCTTCCAAATCAGTCCACGATCTCTTGCGCGGTCGCGCTAGCGCTCGGGTTGAGAAGGCTATCAAGGCAGTCATTGAGCGTCCTGTTTCCGATTTTCCGAAATCCGAATGTTCGGATCATAGCGGAAGCGTACAGCGCCCGCACCGTAAAATTGCGGAGGCGCGCTAGACATGGCTTCCGCAGCAAAGAGCGCGATGGATGCGGCGGCAGTGGTGCTGTCGCTCGACCCCAATGATATCGAAGTCGGCAACCGGCTGGGCGCCTTCTGGCCCGACAAGGCAGCCGCCATCGGCCGCCTGATCGTTCAGGACGGGCAGAATGAGCCGATCAAGGTCAAGCGCAATGGCAGCCGCGCAGCAAAGCCGTGGCTGCTGGTGGCCGGCCATCACCGGCTGATGGGTGTCCAGCTGGAAGAATTGCGCGCGATCGACGCGATCGAAGTCTTCGGTGATGATGCAGCCCTCCGTCGGATCGAGGCGTCCGAGAATGTCGAGCGCGGGTCGCGCAGCCCGATCGAACGCGCCTGCTTTGTGCGCGCCATTGCCGACGCGGCGGAAGCGCGGCTCAAGGATCAGCATCAAGGCCTGTCGGCCGAGCAGATTGCGGTGCGCGCGCGGTGGGATGCGATGAAGGCCAAGGCACCGGGCGTGGAGCGCGACGACGATCTTGCCGATGCGGAAGCTGGCAATACGCGGCTCAATTTGAGCCGCGTATATGGGTGGCGCGACGATGTCGCTGATGCACTGGGTATGTCGCTCGCCTCTGTGAAGCGCGACCTCGCCCTTCACCGCGCCTTGGTCGCCCCGTTCCCCGACCTCTACCGCAAGCTGGCGACGCATCCGACCGTGGGTGAGAACGCGTCTGCCCTGCGCGATATCGCGTCCTACGCGCTGGAGAGCCGGCGCGCGCTGGTCGAGGCGCTGGCCGAAACGCCGGAGCTGACACTGGCGGCGGCGAAGGATGGGCTGGGCCTGACCAATCCGTCGGCGCCGAGCGCAACCGGCGCCACCAAGCATATGGACGGCACCATGTCGAACCTCGGCCGCCTGTCGGCCGGCGATCAGGTGCGGATCGCGCCGCAGATCGTGGCGACGATGAAGCCGACGGCGCTGCTGGCGCTGCGCGAGGCGCTCGATGCGCGGATCAAGGCAGAAGGGATCGACCAGTGAGCCAGGACACATGCACAAAAGCCAATAATCCCGTCACCAGCGAGAGCGAAATTTGCTGCCCCTGCAAAGCTGGCGAACTGATCGGTGGCATCGTTCAGTCCGCGCGCATCCCGCAGATCGGCACGATGTTCCAGATCGACCTGGACAATGCGACCGAACTGGAAATTGAAATCGGCGACAAGCTGTTCAGGTTCACCATCACGGACATCACCGGCGAGTATCCGGATCGCTCTGGCGGTGAAGCATGATCGCGTTGCCGCGCTTCGGCATCGTGCCCAACTGCACGCCCGGCCTGGACGACTGCGACGATCCGCATACCGTCGATTTCGACGGCTGGTCGCTGGTTGTCGTCTGGGGTCGCTTCTCCTTCGAGCTGTTCCTTGGGAGGCGTGCATGATCCGCCGCACCTTCACCAAGCCCGATGTCTGCTGCGCGGCGCAGGGCTGCTCCATGATCGTCGGCAAAGGCCAGATGTTCTGCAAGGATCATTATTTCGCTTTGCCCAAGCCGTTGCGCGACGATCTCTGGTCCGCCTGGCGGGCGGCGATGAACGCGCGGCGCGGCGGCACCAGTCTGGACGATCAGCTGCGGATCAACCGCGAGTACCAGTCGGCCTATCAGGCCTGCACCGAATATCTGCGCGCGGTCCCGCGTACGCCAGCCTCCGCCATGTCCACCACCGCGATCGACGCCCACGGGCGTGAGGTCCGCTACGTCGAAGGGAGAATGTTGTGAGCCGTCCCATTCATCAAAAGCTGATCGCCTGGGCGAGCGGCATGATCGAGTTCATCGGCGACCAGATCGTCCCTGATGGCGCCATCCACCTGTGCACGGCGCATGATCGCGACGCAATCGACACGCTGCTCGGCGCGGTGCGCAAGTCCACCCATCTGATCGAGTATAGCGATCGCGTAGGACTGGGCGTGCCCACGATCGACCCGATGCGCGCTCTGGTGGAAGTCGGCATCGACTTCGCCATCGACCTGCTGATCGACTGGGAAGACGAGCTGCGGGACGCGATCGGCGACCTGTTCAACATCGATTGGATGCGGTCGTGACGCCCTCGCCCAAGCAGATCAGGCTGTTGGCCGCCATGGCCCACAAGCCGGTGATCGCGCCCTGGTCCTGCCTCGACCTGGTCAAGCTGGAACAGCGAAAGCTGGTTGCCGGCGAAGTGGCGGTTGGCGCGAATGGCAAGCTCCACTCCAGCAAGGTCTGGACGCTGACAGATGCCGGCCGGCACTTCGTGGCGGAAAGCGCATCTGCATGACCGACGCTGCGCGCCCGGAACGTCATCCGCAGGACTGGTATGTCGAGCAGACATGGACCGTCCGCGCGCTGATGGGCATGATCCGGCTCGATCCCGCATTCACCTATTGGGACCCGTGCTGTGGGCTGGGGACTATTCCCTGCGCGCTGTTCGACGCGGGCCTGAAGGCGATCGGGACGGACCTGGTAGACCGGTGGCTGGCGACCGAGCCGGCGCACCTGTTCATGGGCGAGCATGATTTTCTGGGCGCTCAGGCGCACATGGCCGAATATTGGCCGGACCTTAGCATCATCTTCAATCCGCCTTATGGCTGCGCCGAAGATATCGCTGAGAAGTGCGTGCGCCGCGCGCTAGGAATCGCGTCCGGTCTGGTCTGCGCATTGCTGCCGATCCGGTGGCGGGCGAGCGAGAAGCGCTTTCCCTTCTTCCAGCAATTCCCGCCGCTTCAGATATTGGAGTTTTGCGACCGTCCCTCGATGCCGCCCGGCACAGCGCTGGCCGACGTCGATCCCAAGACGGGCAAGCTGAGTGCCTGGCGCCGGGGCAAGACCGATTTCGCCTGGTACGTGTGGGACCGCCGCGTTCCCCAGGCTGACACCATCACCCGCATCATCCCGCCCCGCACGGCGGCGCAAAAGGTCGTCGATCGCCAGTTCGATCTGCGGCGCGTCGGCGTGCTTCCCCAGCTGGAGTTAGCTGCATGACGATCATGTGCGACATTATCGCCGCGATGTACGCGGCGCCGACGAAGCCGATCGGCCTGATCCTGGGCACGTCTGGCTGGCATGCCTTTCAGGCTGTGCGCGCCTCGCTCGATCTGGGTGATGATGTCACCCGCGCAATCATGGGCGAAATCAATCGGCTGTCGATCAGCCGGACGACGCGTTTCGGCGGCTTCGACCTGATCCTTGACGACGCACCGAACAGCCTTGGCGGTCGCGAGCGGAGTGCCGCAGCGTGACCGCGCGACTCTCCCCCGAAGCCGCCCGGATGGCGCGTGCTCGCAAGGACTTTGTCGAAGCGATGGCGCGCGGTTGTTCCATTCCTGACCTGCGCAAGGCGCGGGCTGGCTGCTCGCGGCGCGTCGAAGCAGCGGCGGCGATAGCCGATGTGCCGGCCATTCATGAGGTGACCGAGCCGCAGAACCAGTCGCCCTACTGGTGGATGCGGGACTGACGATGCCGAAGCCCCGCTACATCACCCTGTATGGCTATTTCGGCCCGACCTCCAATGTGAGGCCCGCGCCCGTCGCGCTCGATGGCGAGGCAGTTGCCCGCATCCTTGGTGCGATTCCCGCCCGTCCGGACAAGGGAGGCGCGAAGTGACGCCACATCAGGCCAACGCCCTGGAGTTCATCCGCACGAAGATAGAGCGGGACGGCATCAGCCCCAGCTATCGCGAAATCCGCGAAGCTATTGGCGTGAAGTCCGTCAGCCTGGTCTTCAGCGTGGTCGATGCTCTCGTCTCGGATGGATATCTGCGGCGCAAGGGACATGGACGGCCGAGGTCGCTGGTTCTCGCCGGTGCAAATCTGCGCGCCGTAGAGACGGTGGACCTGATGGCGGAGCTGGAACGGCGCGGAGTCGCCATTGGCTAAGAAGTCCGCCTCGCTCGATCAGTTCGCTTTCACGTTCGATGCTCCGCAACCGGCGACGCTGCCGGCCGCGCTGGCGGGCGTGGATGCGCGGATCGCGCGGACGGTCGCGGAAATCCTGAAGCATGACGATCGCGACCGCAGCGTCATCGCGGCGGAAATGAGCGTGCTGCTGTCCGACGAGGTCACGACCAACATGCTGAACGGTTACGCCAGCCCGGCGCGCGAAGATCATAATATCAGCTTTTCGCGCATGCTGGCCCTGATCGCCGTTACCAGCCGGTTCGACCTTCTGGACCGCGAACTGCGCGCGATCGGCGCGGCCGTGCTGGTCGGCGACGAAATCTACACGGCCGAGATCGGCCATATCGACAGTGAAATCGCAAAGCTGACGCGCCGGAAGAAAGACCTGGCGCGCATGACCCCAACCATCACGAGGAATCGCCGCAAATGATCGCATCGGGGGGAAAGTCCTGGTTCACCGCAGCCGAACTCGCGGACCTGGCATTGCCGGGCCTGCCCGGCACCAAGCGCAAGGTGAATGAGCGGGCGGACAAGGAAAATTGGGCGTTGCAGGTTGACGATGCCGGCGTGCCCCGAGCGCGTCCGCGCAAGGGCCGTGGTGGCGGACTGGAGTTCCATATCAGCTGCCTGCCCGATGTCGCCAAGGGTGAGTTGGTGAAGCGCGGTATCGCCTTCGTGCCCGCCAATGACGAAGATGCCGTCGCGATCGCGGCGCATACCCATGGCTGGGCCTGGTATGACATGCAGTCCGACGCGGTGAAGGCGGAAGCGGCCCGACGCGCGGGTATCATCGCCCATGTAAGCGCTTTCCTGTCGACCGGCATGACGGTGACGGCCGCCGTCAATGCCACCGCTCAGTCGGAAAGGGTCGGCGCCGCCACCATCTACAACTGGTTGAAACTGGTGAAAGGGGTCGCCCAGGCCGATCGGCTGCCCGCGCTCGCCCCGCGCCGCAAGGGCGGTGGCAAGGAGTCGCAGGTCGATCCGGGATGCTGGGAACAGCTGAAGGCCGATTATCTGCGGCCAGAGGCGCCGACGTTCAGCAGCTGCTACTGGCGCACTGTTCACCTCTACGCTGAACCGCGCGGCCTAAAGTTGCCGAGCGAAAAGACCATGCTGCGCAAGCTGGAACGGGAGGTCGATCCGCGCTTCGTGATCGCCCGGCGCAAGGGCATGGATGCGGTCAAGGCGATGGTGCCGGCCCAGCAACGCACGGTCGCGCATCTGCATGCCATGGCGCTGGTCAATATCGACGGGCACAAGTTCGACGTCTTTGTCCGCTTCCCCGACGGCAAGATCGAGCGGCCGATCCTGGTCGGCATCCAGGACGTATATAGCCGGATGATGCTAGCCTGGCGCGTCGGCGACACGGAAAGCGCGTTGCTGACCCGGCTGGCGTTCGCTGACCTGTTCAAGCGACACGGCATCCCCAAGCATTGCGTCATGGATAATGGCCGGGCCTTCGCATCCAAGTGGGTGAGCGGCGGTATCGACAATCGCTATCGGTTTAAAATCCGGGAGGAAGAGCCTCTTGGCCTGCTGCCTTCGCTGAACATCGGCATCACCTGGACATTGCCCTATTCGGGCCAGTCGAAGCCGATCGAACGCGCGTGGCGCGATCTGGCCGATTATATCGCAAAAGACCCGCGTTGCGCTGGTGCCTGGTCGGGCAACCATGTCGACAATAAGCCGGAAAATTATCGCGAAACCGCCGTGCCGCTCGACGTCTTCCTGGTCGTGGTCGAGGAAGGGATGCGCATCCATAATGAGCGCACCGGCCGCAACACCGAAACGACGCGGGGCGGCAGCTTCGCCCAGACCTTCGCAGAGAGTTATGCCCGTTCCCCGATCGGCCGTGCGACCGACGATCATATTCGTCTTGCCCTGCTGACGGGCGAGCAGGTCAAGGCCGATCGCAAGTCCGGCTTCGTCAAGATCGCGGACAATCGCTACTGGACGCCGGAACTGAGCCGCTATGCCGGCCAGTTGCTCACCGTTCGCTTCGATCCGGACGATCTCAGTCTGCCTGTCCATGTCTGCGACAATGGCGGTCACTTCCTTTGCATGGCCGAGCGGTGGGAAGCATCCCAGTTCGACGACATGCATGCAGCCAAGCGTACTGCCAAGCTGCGCGGCGATATTCGCAAGAATATCCGCAAGACAGCCGAGCTGGAGCAGCTGCTGACCGCAGAGCAGGTCGCGGCACGGATGCGCATGGAAAAGGTCGAGACGGCGATGCCGGAACCCGCCGTCATCCGGCCCACGCGCTTTCGCGGCAATGCCGCTCTCAAACAGGTTTCAGAGGCCGTTCAAGCGCCTCTGCATGACGACTTCCTCGCCAATTTCTCCGCCGCCGTCGAGCGATCGGGCGGCCTGAAGCTGGTCGAGTGAATGAGGGCCGCGCCGGTCAAGTTTCCTACGCCCATCCGTCGCGGCCCGTGCCCGTAAGCACAAGGTGAGCTAACATGAACAACGTCAACGATATAGAGACCACCCACGAGTTTATCGACGATCAGCGCCAATGGCTGATCGAGCATAAGCAGGTGACCGGCTTCAGCTGGACCAAGCTGCGCGGGCCGATCGGCCGGCCTGACAGCACGCTGTCGGCCTTCGTCGGTGGCACCTACAACAAGTCCAAATATGAAGGCGGCAACGACAAGATCGCGCTGGACGTCTTCCGCTATCGGCAGACGCTGGTGGCGCAGGCGCAGCTGCGCACCGAAGCGCCCGACATCCCGCCCTATTTCGAGACGCGCACGTCGAAGGAGCTGATGAACCTCCTGACCTGGGCGCAGCGTGGCCGCATCGCCGTGTGTGCGACCTCGCCGGGCCTAGGCAAGACCGAGACGCTCAAGGAATATAAGGACCGCGCGTCCAACGTCGCCATCATCACCTGCCGCCCGTCGCTCAAGACGGTGACAGGCCTTTGCACCGCCGTCCTTCAGGCGCTGGGCAACAAGAGCGCGCGCGGGTCGGCGGAGCGACTGTCGCAATGGGTGATGAGCGAGATCAAGGATTCGCGCGGCTTGCTCGCTTTCGACGACGCCCAGCATCTGTCGACCGAACAGATCGAGGAAATCCGCGGCTGGTATGACCAGACCGGTCACGGCATCGCCCTGTTCGGCAATAACGACGTCATCAGCCGGATGGAGGGCGGCACCCGCGCCGCGCACTTTGCCCAGCTCTATAGCCGCGTCGGCATGAAGGTGATCCGCGCGCATCCGCTGGACCAGGACGTCGAGGCGCTGGCCGAGGCCTGGCATGTCGAGGATGACAGCGTGGTCGCGCTCCTGAAGGACATTGCACGCAAGCCGGGCGGCCTGCGCAGTTGCACCTATGCTCTGGAGGTCGGCAACCTTGTCGCCAATTCGCAGGGCGAGACGCTGAGCCGGACCCATCTGGCGCAGGCCTGGGCGCAGCTCTCCAGCCGGCCGGTGGCGGCATGATCCGCGCACTGGAAATGGCGCGGCGCGTGCTGCTTACCGATCCTGTGACAGGGCATCGGCTCAGCGCGATCGAATGCGCCTCGCTCTTTTGCGGGCTGTTGATCGGCTGCGCGGTCGTGATGGCGATGATCGCCATCGCGATGGGGTTGGGAGCCGGGCAATGACCGCCGCGCTTCAGCCCGCCGATCGTGCGACCATCCAGCTGATCGTGGCGCGGATGGCGCTGCGATCGCCGCGTCCACGCGGCCGGCGCATCCAGATGTCCGACATCATCGACCAGGTCGATTATGAAATGGGCGTGCGCCGGTGCGACCTAGTCAGCGCCGATCGGTCGCCGGGCCTGTTCCGCGCCCGCGCGGCCGTCTGCTGGCTGGCGCGGAAGCTGACCTTCCTCAGCTATCCGCAGATCGGCGCGCTGCTAGGCGGCCGGGACCATACGAGCGCGCTGCATGCCTATCGCCGCGCGCTCGACATGCGGGACAGCGATCCCGCCTTCGCACGGCTGACCGACCGGCTGCTGCGCCATTTTCGCGACCTTCAGGAGGATTGAACCATGGGACAGGCCCTCGCCAAACCCGCGACCTTCGCACCCGACCCGCACCGCCGCAAATTACTGGGCCTGGTGCATATCGCCCCCAAGCAGCTGGGCCTGGACGATGACAGCTATCGCGCCATCATGCTGCGCGAGACTGGCCATATGAGCGCTGCTGACTGCACTGTGCCCCAGCTGGAGAAAGCCGTGCGCGAATTTCGCCGGCTGGGTTTCAGCAGTACGCCGAACCGGCCCGGCCGCGCGGTGCGTCCGGCCCGCGCCGATCATGCGGTTGCCCGCAAGGCGCGAGTGCTTTGGATTTCGCTCGCTCATCTGTGCGCGATCGACACCGCGCCCCAGGCGGCGATCAAGGGCGACGCGGCGCTGGAGACGTTCGGCCGTCGCCAACTGGGCTGCGAGCGTCTGCAATGGGCAAATCAGACCCAGGCCGACAAGCTGATCGAGGCGATCAAGGCCATCGCCGAGCGGCATGGATGGGACCAGTCGCAAGCAAAATTGTCGAAGGCGACCTATGTTCATGCCCTGAAGGTCCGCCTGTGCGACGCGATCCTGGCGAAGCTGAAGCGGGCCGGGCTGGCGGCGCCGGGGTGGACGCTGGCCGAGACCGCATTTCGGCTGGCCGGGGTAGAGCCGGAAGGCGTCCATTTCACGACGCAGGAATATGAGCGGCTGGCAGCGACGCTGGGCCGCCATCTGCGCAGTCATGGCGGACGCGGCGCGTTCGAGCCGGTGAAGCCATGAGCCGTCGTGTCCAGGCCGCGCGCGGCGGCCATCATCATCTGGCCTGGGAGTCACAGCCGCTGGTGCGCTCGACCGATCGGCCGCGCGGCTTCACGGTGCGCGCGATCGCGGCGGTCTTCATCATCGGCTTCTCGCTGGGGCTGTTGTTCTGAACGATGGCCAAGCCGCGCGTCACCGATCCCCGCAGTGGTAAGCAGTTCGCTTATGTCGCCGATGTCATCGGTGATGAGGCGACCATGCGTCTGTGCGAGCGGTTCGGCGGCGTGCGCTTCTATGTCCCACGTCATATCGGCCCGAACAACGCAATCGCCCTTGCCATCGGACGCGAAGCCGCCGAAAAGCTGGCGGAATATTTTCACGGCACGGACATCGACCTGCCCAAGGCCTATCTCGGCCGCCGCCGTGTGGTCGAAATGAAAGAACAGGGCTATAACGCCCGCGAAATAGCGCTTGCCACCGGCTATACCGATCGGCACGTTCGCCACATTCTCGCCGACAGTCGCGAGGATGACGGGCAGCTCTCCCTTCCCGGTCTGTAAGAGGCGCAGGGGCGGAGATATCTCCGCCTAAACCCTGGCCCATATTCCAGCATAGCTTCCCCATGACCGGGGAAAAATCTGACATCACCATTGAGGGCTGGAGTCCTCGCTACGCCGCCGCCGTGAAGACGCTGCTCGGCATCGAGGGCGGCTTCGTCAACGACAAGCTCGATCGCGGCGGCGCCACGAAGTTCGGCATTTCGCTGCGTTTCCTGGTCGCTGAAGGCAAGATCGACCTCGACGGCGACGGCCTGATCGATTTCGACCTCGACATGGATGGCGATATCGACGGCGCCGACATTCGGAAGCTGTCAGTCGGCGACGCCAAATTCCTCTATCATCGTTGTTTCTGGAAGCGGCTGGATGCGGACAGCTTCGCGCGGCCAGTCGGCGAAATGCTGTTCGACCAGGGCGTCAACGGGGGGCTGGTCGCTGCCAAAAAGATGCTTCAGATCGCGATCAACGCGTGCCTGGTCAAATATCGCATCAACCTGCCGGCGCTGAAGGTCGATGGCGACTTGGGTGACAAGACGCGTGCCGCGCTGGACGCCGTCGTCGCGGTGCCGGCCGCGCGCATGCCCGCGATCATCATCGCCTATCGCGCAGCGGTCAAAGCTCGCTATCGCGCGATTGTCGCTGCCAATCCGTCGCAGAAGCGTTTCCTCGCTGGCTGGCTGAACCGCGCCGACGAACTGGGCCGCGACTGATGTTCGACGAACCGAGCAGCAATCCGGCGCTGGAAGCGCGCGTCGCGGACCTTGAAGCGCAGCTGCTGACGCTCAGCCTGCTGGTTGCCGGCAACGCTACGGACGCGCAGGGGCTTGTCGATGAGCTGGCCGGCCTGCGCGCGGCCGGCGATGCAGCGGCCCAGGCGGCCGTCGTCGCCGAACGCGCGGGTCGCGTCGAAACCGTGCGGCAGGTCAACGACCTGGTGGGCGATCTGGCCGTGCGCATGGAACTGGGCGACCGCGTCAACACGAAGATCATCGAGCAAAAGGCGGTACTCGCGGGCTATGCGCTGTCGCTGGCCCAGCAGGCCGTCGATCAGGCCTGGCTGGCGGTGGCGCAGACGCTGGTCGTTGGCCCGTACAAGTCGCAGGCGGCTGGCGAGGCGGCAACTGCCGTCGGCCAGATTTTCCACGTCATCGGTCCCGGCAATGCCTATGCCACGCCCTATGAGCGGACGGCGGGGGGATCGACGGTCGCGGGACAGCCCATCGCCTCGCCCGCATCGATCGCGGCCGTGCAGCCGTCCGCCATGGCCGCGCTGGCCGCAGCCCGCCGATCGGTGCCCGCCGCCAAGGGCACGCATATGGACCGCACGGGCGGGATTGCGACCGAGGAACTGGCGCCAGGCCTAGCCGACGCGCTCACGCGCTTCGTCGGCCGGCCCGTCCGTGGCAGCTTCGACCTGCTCGACCGGATCGACCAGATCGACACGCTCGCCCGCGTCATCACCCATTGGTATGACCAGGACATATCCGGCAGCCTGCATGTCAGCGCCCTGACGCGCATGAGTGGTGGCGTGGAGATGGGCGGCGCCGATCCCCAGCTGGAGGTGGTCGACAAGCCGCTATGGACTGAACTGCTGGCCTTCTGGGCGCTGCGCGGACGCAACGGGTCGCTGATCGAATATGACGGCCCGAATGATCGCATCATCATGGGCGCGGCCGGTGCGATTCCCCAGGTCGACGGCGCGCTCTGGCAGCATCCCGAAGGCACGTTGCGGGTCAATCGGCCGGTGGGCTGGTATACCGGCAAGCATAGCTATCTGTCGGAGAGTGCGCCGCCGCCGCAATGCCTGCTTCGCCCGCGCGTGCGCTATGTCGAGGATGCGCCGGAACTGGCCACCCGCGTCTTCATCCTGATCCCGTCGGTCTGCAAGGTCGAAGACCGGCTGTTCTTTGCCTGGTGCGGCGACGCGGTGCTGGCCGAGGAAGGCGCGGGCAATTTCATCATCCTTGCCTATTCGGACGACGGCGGGCTGACCAAGACCGAATTTGCCTATGTCGAGCATCCCGAGCCGACGCTTGGCCGGACGATGATGCCGCAGCTGTGGCGCGACCTCGACGGACGGCTCCAGCTAGTCTTCAGCATGAATTATGCGTTCGTCGGGATTGCGGGCGGTGACGATCGCCACGGCGCCTGGTGCTTGCCCATCGACTTCCCGCTGGGCGCCAAGCCGCGCTGCGGCCGGGCATGGCTGGTGTCGACCTATGGCATCCCCGGTCGGCCGGCGCTGGTCGACGATCGCATGCTGGTGAATATCGACCTGGTCGAAAACCCGACATCGGGCCTGCCGACGCCTGGGCCGATCGCCGCCTGGCGCGGCAAGTCGATCTTCGAAATCGACACGCGGCGCCGATCGGCGATCCGCGTCGGCGGCATCGTCAACAGCGTCGCTTATGCCAGCTATCAGGAATGCTCCACCGTGCAGCTGCGCGACGGATCGCTGCTGACCTCATTCCGCACCCGCACGCCTGGCGGCATGACCCAGATCGCGCGCTCGCCCGATGGCGACCCGAACAATTATGGCGCGGTTGCCAACTGGGCGGCGCTGCCGCCCAACCCCGGCACGCGCAGCGCGCTGGTCATGTCGGCCAATGGCCGCCCGGTCGTGGCCTGGAACAGTCATGTGTCCGAGCGCACCAACATGACGCTGGCGATCCTGGACGATAGCGGCAGCACCATCCTGCAATCCGTGCTCATCGATCCGATGGGCGTGACGACCAGCTATCCGAGCATCTGGTGCGACGGCGACGATATCTACGTCGTCTACGATCGCGGCCGGACCAGCAACAAGCAGATCATCCTGGCCAAGGTGTCGGAGGCCGCGTTGCTGGCCGGCAACGCCGTGCCAGCCTTCTTCACCATTGAGGACCAGTAAGATGCAGCGCCTCGAAAATTACAGCGCCATGACCGCCCGGTTCGGCCCGCACCAATATGCCATGCGCAAGGTGATCGAAGCCAATGCCGGCGTGGCGACCGTCATCCCTTCCTATGCCGAAGGCCCGGCGCATAATGTCGCGTTCGGCAATGGCGGTGCCTTCTCTGGCGGCTGCCTGATGCACACCGGCGAAGTGCTGTTGTCGCCATCGTCCAACGACTCGCTGTTCACCTTCGACCATACGTCGGACACGCTCACCCAGCTGCTGCTGCATGGCGAAACCAAGCCAGCGTTCAACGATGCGGTTAGTGTCAGCGCGGAGCTGGTCGTGCTGCCGCCCGATGCGTCGAGCTATATCGGCCTCTTCAACCCGACGACGCGCCTGTACACGCGCGGCCCGGCAAAGCCCGAGGCCGGCCTGAAATATGCGGGCGGTTGCGTCATGACCAATGGCGAGGACGTGTTCCTGTCGCCGCTGACCGCGACCAGGGCGGCAATCTACAACATCTATTCGAATACGGTACGCCTGGGGCCGGTGATGACTGGCCGGGCCACCGCGCGCCTGATGCCGGACGGGCGGATCATGTGCCCGCCGATCGCGGAGACGGGCGGCTATATCCTGATCTGGGACCCGGAAACCGACCAGGTCTTCCAGGTCAACCCAACCTTCATGGAAACGCGCGACGTGCTGGTGATGCCCGACAGCCGGATCAACCTCGTGCCGATGGATACGGCGCGCGGCTTCCTGCTCGACTTCCGCAACAGCTCGACCGACCCGATCATCACCAACACCGAACTGTTCGTGGAAAATGCCACCAACAAATTCTGGTCGGGCAGCATCGCGGCCAATGGTGACGCGGTCTACGTGCCGTACTCCCGCAATCGGTTCGGCTATTATCGTGCGCCGTCGCTGGGCTTTCCCTCGGGCCAGATTTTCGACGGGCCGGTCTTCGGCGCCGTGCTCGCCGAGCGCTTCATCAAGATGGTGCCGCTGCTCGACGGCCGGTTCCTGTGCGTGCCCCGCAAGCATCTCAATGTCGGTCTCTACACCCATCTGGTCGGCGGTCAGCCGCTGCCGGCCGAGGTGCTGAAGTCGCCCTTCTACAGCTGAGGCCTTTGTGATCCGTCGCATCCACCTGTCGCGTTTCGGTCAGTTTTCGGGCGGCCTTATCGGCCTTAGCCTGGCGACGATCGCTGCCGCCGCGAATCCCGCGCCGCCGCCCAGCTTCGGGCCGGCGCTGGTCGTGGTGCTGGGCTATGAGCTGCCGTTGCTGCCTGCCCTGCTGGGCGCGGCCGGCGTTATCGCCACGCGCCGCTTCGCGCCGATCGCCACGGTCGAGACGCGCATCGATGCCGCTGGCCGCCACGCCCTTACCGCCATGATGGTGATCGCGATCCTCGCCCTTGTCCTGTCGGGCGAGCGGCGCCCGCTGGTGATCGTCGGCATCGCCGGTGGGCTGGGCTATTCCGGCGTTGCCTTGTTCGAACTGCTCGCGGCCGGCGTGCTGCGCGCCACCCGTACCGGGATGGAGATCATCAGCCGGGGCGCCACCTCCTTCTTCAAAGACAAGGTCGACTGATGCTGATCGATACTGGCTCCATTCTCGCCTTCTGCGCGCTCGCCGCGCTGATCTTCGTCGGCTGGCGATCCAATCGCGGCACCGGTTCCGATCGCGCCCTGCTCAAGGATCATGCCCGGTTGAAGAGCCGTTTAAGCACCCTTGAAGAGAGCTTCAAAGGCTGCGCGACAAAGGCTGATGTGGTCGCGCTGGCCGTCAAGATCGACGCGCTCGAAGAGCATGCGGCGTCGGCGATCGACATCAACGCGCTGGAAGGCAAGGTCAACGTCGCGCTCACTGAAATCGCAGCTGTCGCCAAGGCCGCCGATCGCACTGAGCAGGGCGTCCAGCGGATCGAGGGCTTCTTCATCCAGAAGGGGATCGAGCGGTGAGCCAAACCTATGGAGATTATATGATCGAGCATGTGCGCCTGGCCGTGCTGCGTTTACTGGACAGCCAGCCGACCTATTGCGCCAATGACAGCGTCCTGACCACGGCGATCGCCGCGCTGGGCCTGACGTGCACCCGCGACCAGATGCGCGCCGAACTGTCCTGGCTTCAGGATATGCGCATGGTGACGCTGGTTCGTCCGATGGACGGCGTGATCGTCGCCACCCTTACTGAGCGCGGCGGCGACGTGGCGAACGGGCGGTCGAGCATTCCCGGCATCCAGCGCCCCAGTCCGAGGGGGTAGGTATGCCGCGTAAGCGCGATAAGCCGTCAACTATCGACCAACTGCTTCCCAGCCTTCAGGAGCTGATCGGACGCTTGCGCCGCGAAGGTCGAACCATCGACGAAATCCGGGCGAAGCTGATGGAGCTGGATGTCGACATATCCCGCTCGGCTCTCGGCCGCCATGTGAAGAGCCTCGCCGATGTACAGCGGCGTATGCGCGACTCCCGCGAGATTGCTCATTCGTTGGTCAGCCAATTTGGAGACCAGCCCGATAACAAGCTCGCCCAGGCCAATATCGAGCTGATGCACAGCGTCGTCATGCAGACGCTGACCAACGTCGAGGAAGACGACGATGGAAATGCCAAGCCACTGATCCTTGAACCTAAGGATGCGATGTTTCTTGCCAGTGCCTTGTCGTCGCTGTCCAGCGCAGCCAAATCTACCGACGACCGGTTGGAGAAGGCGGAAAAGCGGGCAGCAGCTAAGGCGACGTTGGCGGCCGCCGAAAACGCGACCAAGGCCGCCCGTGCGCAGGGCCTGTCGACGGACGGCGTTGCAGCGATCCGCCACGCGGTGCTGGGCGCATGAAGCTGTCGCCGGATGAAATCGCACGCCGGGAGCGTGCCGCCGATCGAGCGGCGGCCGAGGCGGCGATTATCCGGCTGCCAAAAGGCGACCTGCTGCTGGGCTATCAGGCCCGCACCGTCGACCTGCTCTATTCCGGCGTCTCGCTGCTGGTCATAGAGAAGAGCCGACGCATCGGTCTGACCTGGGGACTTGCATCCTACGCGACTTTGCGTGCTGCTGCATCGGTCAGCGCTGGCGGCCAGAACGTCTGGTACATGGGTTATGACAAGGACATGACCCTGGAGTTTATCGAGGTCTGCGCCATGTGGGCGCGGGCCTTCGATTGTGCGGTCGAGGAAATGGGCGAGATCATCCTGGATGATGGCCCGAACGAAGGCATCAAGGCGTTCTCGATCCGGTTCGCCAGCGGCTTTCGTATCACGGCCCTAGCCAGCGTCCCACGCGCGTTGCGCGGCAAGCAGGGCATCGTCATCATCGACGAGGCGGCATTCCACAAAAATGTGGATGAAGTGCTGAAGTCGGCGATGGCTCTGCTGATCTGGGGAGGTCAGGTCATCGTCGTGTCCACGCACGACGGCATCGGCAACCCGTTCAACAAGCTCATCGGCGACGTGCGTGCCGGCACGCGGCGCGGCCTCGTCAGCACCATCACCTTTGCCGATGCGATGGCGGACGGCCTGCATGCCCGCGTGTCCCTGGTCGCCAAGACCAAAGGGACCGAGATTGAGCCAGCCATCGACTGGGAGGCGAATATCCGCGCCTCCTATGGCGAAGATGCTGCCGAAGAACTGGATTGCGTCCCCAAGGTCGGTTCCGGTTCGCTGATCTCGATCGAGGACATCATCCGCGCCGAACATGCGGAAGCCGGCGATCCCGAGCTTTATTGCGGCGGGCTGCTGGGCATCGGTCGCGACGTCGCCCGCCGTCGGGACGGCCAGATCATCTGGGGTGGCGAACTGCTGGGCGACGTCACTTGGGTGCGCGATGTCTATGACGAGGTCGGCCAGACGTTCGCGCACCAGGACGCCTTTTTCAACGGACTGTTCACGAAGCGCCGTGTCATGCGGGCCTGCGTCGACCAGACTGGCATGGGCGAAAAGGTTGTCGAGGATTTGCAGCGGCTTTGGGGGAGTTACCGGGTCGAAGGCGTCCTGCTCACCGGACCCAATCGCCTGGACCTCGCCTTAGGCCTCGCCACCGCCTTCCAGATGGGGCGCATCCGCATCCCGGCCGCCGATCCGGTGCTGCGCGCCGACCTTATGGCCATCAAGAAGGTCGGCAGCGAGGAAAGCGGCTCCGTCCGGATCGTCAATGACGGGACGATCCACGCGGATCGCTTCTGGGCGGCGGCGCTGATGGTGCGGGCGGTCGGCATGGAAGCGCAGATGATCGCCTATCGCGGCGTGCCCAAGCCTGACTTTGCGATGGGGCATAATGGCGGTCCCCCGCTGGATGATACGCCTCGCGGCCTTTGGGAGGCTGCACGCGCCTCCACCGCACGGTTCAGCCGCCGTGGTGCCTGGTAAAAGATTTCGGAGATCCATTCATGGCAAATGACCTTGTTCCCTTTCAGGCACCGCCGCCGCCCGCCCTGATCGATACCAGCGGCAGGCCGCTGCGCCAGGCGGTCGAGCGGCTGACGAGCGAGATCGCCGGGCCGACCGTGTCGGGCGTGCGCAGCATCTGGTCCGGTCATCCCGCCCAGGGACTGACGCCCGCGCGTCTGGGGCAGATCATGCGCGATGCCGAACAGGGCGATGCGACCGCCTATCTCGAACTGGCAGAGGAGATGGAGGAAAAATATCCCCATTATAATGGTCTGCTCGGCGTCCGTAAGCGCGCTGTCGCGCAGCTGCCGATCCGTGTCGAAGCGGCTGGGGAAAGCGCCGAGGAACAGGCTGACGCCGCCATATTGCGCGACTGGACAAAGCGGCCGACGCTCCAGTCCGAACTGATCGAAATCCAGGACGCGTTGGGCAAGGCGTACAGCGCCACGGAAATCATCTGGGAGCATACGGAAGACAGTTGGCTGCCGGCCCAGCTGAAGCGGCGCGATCCCCGCTTTTTCGAATATGACCGCTATACGGGCGAGCAGCTGCTGCTACGCGGCGGCCCGGATGGAGACAGCAGCATCGCCACGCCGCTCGATCCCTACAAATATATCGTCCATCAATTTTCGGCAAAGTCTGGCCTGCCGATCCGGGGCGGCCTCGCCCGCACGGTCGCCTGGTATTATCTGTTCGCCAATTTCACGCTCAAGGACTGGATGACCTTTCTGGAGGTCTATGGTCTGCCGCTGCGTGTCGGCAAATATCAGAACGGCACCAGCGAGGATGACATCCGGCTGCTCGCCCAGGCTGTCGCCCAGATCGGGTCGGATGCTGGCGCCGTCATCCCGCAGTCCATGGTGATCGATTTCATCACCAGCAGCGGCGGCGCCGCCAACCCTGACATGTTCAGGACCATGCTGACCTATGTCGATGATGCGGTCAGCAAGGTGGTCCTGGGGCAGACGAGCAGTTCCGACGCAAAGGCAGGCGGCCTTGGGTCGGGCCAGGCCAATCTGCATGCGGAGGTGCGGGACGATATCGCCGATGCGGACGCGGCCGAACTGTCCGCCACACTGACCCGCGATCTCGCCATCCCGATCGTGATGTTCAACCGTGGCGCTCGCAAGCGATACCCGATCATCATCGTCGGTCGGCCGGATGCTGTCGACGTCAAAGAGTTTCTCGACGCAGCCGAGCGCGGTGTGCGCATGGGCGTTCCTATCGCGGTGTCAACCTGGCGCGAGCGCACTGGCATCCCAGAGCCGAAGGCGGACGAACCCATACTGATGGCGCAACCCGCTCAAGCGCCCGCAGAGGCCTCTGAAGACGAAAGTGGGGCATCGGGTGGCAAAAAGCCTTCGACCGACCTTTTAAACCCTTTGAAGGGCAAAACAGAGGGTGATGGGAGGCAGGACGTCGCGGCGTCTGTGCAGGAGCGGGATGCGGACGCGATCGACACGCTTGTTGATGGTGCGCTGGGCGATTGGTCGGGACTGATGGCCGGCGTCCTCGATCCGATCGACGCGATGCTCGACCAGGCTGCGAGCCTGGAGGAAGTGCAGGAGTTGCTGGCGACGCGCGCAGGCGACATCATCATGAAGATGGATGTCGCCGCGCTGGTGCAGTTGGGCGAGCGCGCCGGCTTCGCTGGCAAGATCGCGGGTCTGATCGAAAAGCCGGGTCGGTAACAGGTGGCCGGTCCTGAAGACCTTCCTCCTGCCGGCGTCGCGCCGGAGGAAGCGATCGCCTTCTTTCGCTCCAAGGGCTTCCGCATCGGCTTCAACTGGCAGGATGTGTTCAAGGCCGAGCATGTCCGCTGGTTTACTGTAGCGAAGGCCATGTCGCGCGATCTGCTGGAGGATATCCGCGAGTCCGTCGATCGCGCGATCGCCGACGGCATCACGCTTGAAACCTTCAGGAAGGAGTTGCAGCCCAAGCTGGAGGCCAAGGGCTGGTGGGGCAAGAAGATCATGCTCGATCCGGCAACCGGGCAACACGAGCTGGTGCAGCTGGGCAGCCCGCGCCGGCTGAAGACGATCTTCGACACCAATGTCCGCACGGCTTACCAGGCCGGCAAATGGGAACGCATCCAGCGGACCAAGGCGGCCTTCCCCTATCTCGAATATTCGTCAGTCATGGATGGCCGGGAACGGCCTGAACATCATGCGTGGAACGGCACCATCCTGCCGGTCGATCATCCTTGGTGGGATACGCACTATGGCCCCTGCGATTGGAACTGCCGCTGCACCGCCGTCCCGCGCTCACTGCGGATGCTGGAGCGGGCAGGCAAACAGGTCGATACCGCGCCGCCCCGAAATCCGATGCTGCCCTGGACCAATACGCGTACCGGCGAGACCGGCGAGCTGGAGGCCGGCATAGGCAAGGGCTGGGACTATAATGTCGGCAAGGAATATCTGCGCGGTTTAGCGCCCTCGCCGATGCCGGAAAGTTTCGACCAGGGGCCGGAGGATATTGGGGCGGCCGCGCAGTTCACCAGCGCGCAGGCGGCGCTGGTCGATCGCTTCCTGAAGCTTTTCGGGGTCGCGCCTGGTGGCGAGGCCATCTGGATGGATAGCGAAGGGTGGCCGCTGTCTGTCGGGCGCGGCTGGTTCATCAGCGCCGACGGCCGCGCGATGCTGCCGCGCGGCGCGGCCGGCGTGGCGATCGACCGGATCGGGGCGGCTATCATCCAGGCCGATAGCAGCGGCTGGGTGTGGGTGCGCGGAGCCAACGGCCGGGCGCTGCTGATGCGTCGCTATGCACGGACCGGTGGCGGCATCACCACGCTGGTCGATATCGGCCGAGATGGCTGGCGCTGGGTGTCGGGTCGCGCAGGCGAGATCGCCGCTGCCTATGATCCGCATCAGGCGCGCGATCGCAGCGGTCGGTGGACGGGCGGTCATGCGCTGGCCGTCGACTTCGTGGGTCAGGCGCTGGCGGGCGGCGGACCGGCCAGCCATCGGCTCGGCCCGCTTTCCGATGGCGCGCGCCAACAGCTCACCGCGCTTGGCATCCGTAGCGATGCCAAGTCGGTCGCCTTGTCGAACAGCGAGGTGCGCCACATCATCAGCCGCCATGGCGGGGATTCGCGTGGACAGAAGCCGATCGGCGCTGATGACATCGCCAAGGCGCGGACCATCTTCAATCGCGGCAAAATGAACCATGGGAACCCGCCTGTGGGGCCGAGCGGCTCGCCACGCGTTCACGTCACAGCCAAAGTTGATGACGCGCATTATTCTGCCACGTTCGAAGTGCGCAAGCACCGCGTGACGCTATGGACGATGATGAAAAGATGAGGATGTCCGCGCTGTCTTGTGCTTGAAAGCCTAGACAGGACGTCCGAAACGGCGCGCGGCTCGACGACGGATATAGCGCCGCGTCCGCCAACATGCAATGAACGCCTGATCCCCGCTACCGGATGGGGCGGAGATATCTCAGACTAGAGCCGTGATCGCGCCGTGCCATTTGATCGGCATGAAGCGGGGCAATCAACAGCATGAGATAGTCGCAGCGGCGGCCACGGAAGTGGCGCTGATCGATGGCGTTCCTGCGCGGCGCGTGAAGCTGTTGCCGATCGGCAAGATCGAAATGCGCGATGGTCGTGGGCCGTTCCTGCTGCGCGACCGTGCCCATGCCGAACAGGTCGTCGCTGCCACCCGCAAGTGGCTGGGCGGCGCCGACTTCAACTGGGACTATAATCACCAAATTCTTGCTGCTGGCTCCAAGGCCGTGGCGTCGGGCTGGACCAAGAAGGAAGGCCTTACCGTCCAGGATGATGGCATTTACGCCGACGTCGAATGGACCAAGGCCGCCGCCGCGTCGATCGTCGACCTGGAATTTCGCTACATCAGCCCGCTTTTCGCAGCGGCGCGCGGGACCGGCGAGGTCCTCTATCTCAAAAATTCGGCCCTGGTGAATGTTGGGGCCATTGACCTGCCAGCGGTAATCGCCGCCGGCCTTTCCGGAGAAGAAGACGATATGAGCTTTGCTCTCATCGCGGCGGCGCTCGGCCTTGCGGCTACCGCCACCGAACAGGAGTGCGTGGCGGCCGCTACGTCCCTGAAGTCCACGGCGGACGCGGCTCCGTCGACCAGTTCGATCGCGATCGCGGCCGGCCTGGCTGAAACTGCCGGCGTGGAAGAGATTGCCGCGTCGGTTGCGAGCCTGAAGGCGGCTAAGCCCGATCCGGCGAAGTTCGTGCCGATCGAAGCGGTCTCGGCGATCCAGCAGCAGCTGGGCACGCTCAACGGCGAACGCGCCGAGCGCGAGGTCGCCGCCGCGATCAAGGGCGGCAAGTTGATCCCCGCGATGAAGGATTGGGGGGTCAGCCTCTTCAAGAGCGACGAAGCCGCCTGGCAGAAATATATCGGTGCCGCGCCGGTCGTCGTCGCAGCCGGCGCCGGAGCGGGCGGCGGTGGTGGCACGCCTCCCGCTGGCGATCCCGACAAGCTGACGGCCGAGGAAATCTCCGTCGCCGCCGCGCTGGGGATCAGCCAGGCCGACTATCTGGCCGAGAAGAAGGCTGAACTGGGGGCTGCCGCATGACCGCGATTGCAGCACCGCGTCTCAAGACGCAGCGCCGGGACGGCAAACAGTTCGGCCGCAAGATGGCGGCGGTCAAAATCTATGCCGGCACCATCGTGATGCTGAACGCGTCCGGCTTCGCCACGGGGGGCGCAACAGCGACTGGCCAAGTCGCCGATGGTGTCGCGATGCAGACCATAGACAATAGTGGTGGCGCTGCGGGCGACCAGATCATCCAGGTCGAAAAGGGCGTCTATCCCTTCGAGAACAGCGCTTCGACCGACGCCATCACAATCGCCGAGATCGGTGACGATTGCTACATCGTGGACAACCAGACGGTCGCCAAGACCAACGGTTCCGCGACGCGATCCGTCGCCGGCAAGGTCGTGGACGTGGACGCCTCCGGCGTCTGGGTCGCCTTTACCTGATCCGCGCAAGGAACCGTCTCACATGGAAATCAATCCTGGTAATATGCAGCTTCTGGGGCGCGGCTTTTCCGCCGCGTTCAAGAAGGGCCTGGGGATGGCGACGCCCCAGCATCTGGAAATCGCCACCGTCGTTCCGTCGACCACCGGCAAGAATGAATATGGCTGGCTCGGCAAGTCGCGCAGCATGCGCGAATGGATCGGCGATCGCGTCTTCAACAGCGTCGCCGCGTCGGACTATGCGATCAAGAACAAGGACTGGGAACTGTCCGAGGAGGTCGATCGCAACGACATTGAGGACGATAATCTCGGTCTTTATTCCACCCTGTTCGAAGAAATGGGCATGTCGGTCACGGCCCATCCCTGCGAACTGGTATTCGCGCTGCTCAAGGCTGGCTTCACCACGCCCTGCTATGACGGCCAATATTATTTCGACACCGACCATCCCGTGCTGGACGCGCAGGGCAATGTCACGTCGGTCGCCAACACCGATGGCGGCGCCGGCACGCCATGGTTCCTGATCGACACGGGCCGGCCGCTCAAGCCGATCATCTTCCAGGAGCGAAAGAAGCCCGTCTTCATCGCGAAGGACAAGATCGACGACGACACCGTCTTCCATAAGAAGAAATTCCAGTATGGCGTCGATGCCCGTTACAATGTCGGCTTTGGCCTGTGGCAGTTCGCCTGGGGCAGCCGCCAGACCTTGAACGCGGCCAATTACGCGACCGCCCGCGCCGCGCTGTCCAGCATGAAGGGCGACTATGGCCGCCCGCTGGGCCTGCTCACCGGATCGGAGCCGTTGCTGCTGGTGCCGCCGACCCTTGAAAGCGCTGCGCTCAAGATCGTGAACAACGAGCTGGGCGCGAATGGCGAAACCAACGAATGGAAGGGGACTGCGCGCGTGCTCAAGTCCGCATGGCTGGCCTGATGCGCGGCGCCCTTTACATCACGTCGGGCCGGACGCCCTACCGCCGTGGCGGTCTGTCGTTTCCGGTCGCCTCGCCCCTGACGATCGCCATCGTGTCGCTCGCGGCCGTCCAGTTGCAGCAGCTGGTGACCGATCCGCTCATCACCGTCCTGGTCGGTCAGGACGATGGCCGCTTCATCCGCGTGCCCGAACTGGATGGCGCGAGCCTGGCAGAGTTGCAGGCGTTCATTGAAGCCGCCCCGGAAGTCGAGATCGAGGCGGCGCAGGCCGCGTCGGCAGAACAGCCGTCCCGGCTTCAGGCCGAACTGGACGACGTCCGCAAGGCGCTCGAAGAGGTCAACGGCCAGCTCAGTTCGGCCCAGGGTGAACTGAGCAGTCTGCGCCAAGCGAATATCGCGCTTGTCCAGGACCGCGATTCCGCGCTTGGTCAGTTCTCGACGTTGCAGGCAGCGCAGCGGCAACTCGGCGCCGATCTGGACGCTGCCGAGAAGGCCGCGACAGATCGCAAGGCTCGGATCGCCGAGCTGGAAACCGAACTGGCCGAGGCGAAGAAGCCGGCCACCAAGACGGCCGCCAAGACCAAGACCGACACCTGATAGCCACGGCCGGCCCGCGCACCCTCTCCGCGCAAGCCGGCCGTGAGCCGCCACCCTGCGCCAGCTCACCGGCGCAGGGACCAATCCGGGACGGGGCTGCTGCCCTGTGGTCCCGTCCCGGACCTTCGATCCAACCAGGAGCCTGACCGTCGCCATGTTCGCCACCGCCGATGATATGCGCGCCCGGTTTGGCGAAGACAGGCTGGTCCAGCTGACGGATCAGGACGCGTGGAACGCGCAGGCGATCGCCGCCGTCAACGTGAAGCTCCAGACAGCCTCCTCTATCGCGGAAGGCTATGTCGCCAAATATTATGCGCCGGCACCCGGCCGCGCCGTCCCGCCGATGCTGGTCGAGATCGTCTGCGACCTCGCCTTTGCCCGCCTGCATGCCGAGCTGTCCGACGACAACAAGGATCGGCGCGACACTGCGATGAAGCTGCTGAAGGACATCAGCACCGGCCTGGTAAAAATCGACCAAGGCAAGCAGGACATGCCGGCCCGCTCCGGTGCTGTCATCGTCCCAGAGCGCCAGCGGACTTTCAGCCGCGATTCCCTGGGCGACTTCTGATGGCGGACAGCATTTCCCTGCGCGTCGAAGGCCAGAGCGAGCTGGAGACTTTCCTAGCCCGGCTGCTCGGGAAGCTCGGCGATCTCACGCCGCTGATGCAGGATATCGGCGCTCAGCTTGAAACCAGCACCGCCGATAATTTCGACGCGGAGTCATCGCCGGCTGGCGTGCCGTGGCCCAAGTCTAACCGAGTGAAGCGGACGGCAGTTGGCAAAGCCGGACCACTGCCGACGGTGACGGGGAAGACGCTTCAACTCACGCGCCGACTGCGCCTGTCGATCACTTCGATCGCGTCTGCGTCGTCAATCGAGGTCGGGTCAAACGTCGTTTATGCCCGTCGCCATAATCAGGGCTGGAGCGGCACCGAACAGATCGCCAGCCATAAGCGGGTCATGCATGAGGTTTTCGGCGTCAAGCTCGACAACCCCATCACCGTGACGGTGAAGGCCCATAGCCGCAAGGCGAACACGCCGCGCCGCCAGTTCCTCGGCCTTGGCCCGCATGATGTCGGCGATATCGAAGCGCTGGCCACCACCTATCTGGACGTAGAGCCATGATGCGATTCCTCCTCATCATGCTGATCCTGTGGATGCTCGGTAGCTATCTGCTGTGGAAAATCCAGTCGGATGCGAAAGGCACGGTTGTCGAGGTCGGCGTCCGCGACCGCCTGATTGCCTTGTTCTGGCTGCCGATGCTCCTGCTGTGCGGTGCCTGGAACCTGCTGACATGGGCCTATGACCGGGGGCGCTGCATATGATCGCCGCGATCGAACTGGCCGTGCTTGCCCGGCTGAAGGCGATGCAGCCGGCACTGGGCTTCGCCTGGCGCGTGCTGGAAACCATGCCCGACGACTGGGAGAATTATCTTGCCCGCAAGAAGGGTGAGATCAAGGGGCCGGCCGCCTGGGTGACCTTCACCGGATGGCGCGATGATGAGCGGATCGGCGACGCGCTGCATGTGACCGGCACCTTCGGCCTGCTGGTCGGCAATAGCAGCCTGCGCCCCGACGAAGCGGCGAATCGCCACGGCGGGCCGGACATCGCGAAGGAGCCGGGCAGCTATCGCCTGGCGCTGGGCGCGGCGGCGGTACTCGCGGGCCAGATGCTCGACCTCGATCTCGATGCGCCGGTCGAGGTCGGCGAATGCCAGCCCCTGCCGCGCAGCAAGGCGATGATCGATCTCAACCTGTCGGTCCATGCGCTGATGTTGTCCTGCCGCTTCCCGATCCAGCTTACCGGTGACGGCGACGACGACGCGCTGGAGGCGATGCACGTCAATTGGGACATGCCCCTCTTTGATTTCCCTTTCCCGCTCGATGCCGATCCGGTCGCGCCGGGCGTGCAGCTGGCGGACGACGTCAACGCCGACGCCACCGATCATCTCGACCTTAGCCAGGAGCCGAACCCGTCATGACTTCCACCCTGCGTTATTTCCGGCCGGTGGCCGGCCTTCAGGTCCGCGATCCGGACGATGGCGGCAAGCCGCTGCCCAGGGAAGGCAAGGCCCTGACCTGGTCAAGCTACTGGCAGCGCCGCCTGGATGAAGGCGACATCGAGGAGACGGACCTGAAGGCGATCACCGCCGCCCAGGCAAAAGCCGCAAAAGGAGAGGCCGCATGAGCAGCTTCAGCTTCGACCAGATCGCGCCCGATCAGCGCGTGCCCGGCAGCCAGGCCGAATTTTCGAACGTGCGCGCGCTTCAGGGTCTGCCGGCCGCGCAATATAAAATCCTGCTGATCGGCCAGTGCATCGGCGCTGCAAAGGTCAGCGCGCCCGTGCGCCTGACCCAGAAGGACCAGGGCGCGGCGATCGCCGGGCGCGGTTCGATCTTCGCGGCGATGGTCGCCGCCGCGATCGGCGCCAGCACCGCCGTCGAACTGTGGGGGATGCCGATCGCCGACAATGCGGCCGGCACCGCCGCCACGGGCACGATCACGATTGCCGGCACCGCGACCGAAGCCGGCACGCTGCCTGTCATGATCGGCGGCACGCGCGTCCAGGTGGGCGTCGCGGTCGGCGCCACGGCGGCGAGCGTCGCCACGGCGCTGGCGGCTGCCATCAATGCACTGCCCGATCTGCCAGTGACCGCCGCCGCTGTTGGCGCCGTCGTGACCGTGACATTCCGGCACAAGGGCACGAGTGGCAACGATCTGGACGTGCGCACCGCCTATTATGACGGCGAAGCGGTCCCGGCCGGTCTGACCGCCGTGGTTGTCGGCATGTCGGGCGGCGCGACAAATCCCACTCTGACCTCGCTGCTCGCCGGCCTTGGCGACGAATGGTATCAGGCGATCGCGATCGGCGTGAACGACACCGCCAATCTGAGCGCGATCGACGATGACCTGACGACGCGCTGGGGACCGGTGCGGCAGATCGAAGGCCGGGCCTATGCCGGTCTGTCGGGCAGCTTTTCGACCTGTGCGACCTTCGGTGCCGCGCGCAACGGCATCCATTTGACCCTGATCGGCGGGAATCGCGTGCCATCGCCGCCATGGGTGGTCGCGGCTGCCTTCACCGCGATCGCGGCGGCCAGCCTGCAAATCGACCCGGCGCGGCCGATGACCGACCTGGTCGTGCCCGGCCTGGTGTCGCCGCGCGTCGAGCATCGCTTTACCCAGCAGGAGCGCAATTTGCTGCTGAAGGACGGGATTTCGACCTTCAAGGTGGATGCGTCCGGCCGGATGACGATCGAGCGGCTGATTACGACCTATCAGGTCAATTCTTCCGGCTTCGACGATGTCAGCTATCTCGACATCACCACGCCCGCGACGCTGGGCTATTATCGCTACAGCTGGCGCGCGCGCATGGCGCAGAAATTCCCGCGCGCCAAGCTGACCGCCGAAACCATCGCCGCCGTCGAGGCCGAGACGATCGCGCTCGCGCGCGAATGGGAGGAAGCCGGCCTGATGGAAGATGCCGACGGCTTCATCGCCGGGCTGATCGTCGAGCGCGACGCCACCAACCGCACCCAGCTCAACCTGCGCCTGACGCCCGACGTCGTGAACGGGCTGCTGCAACTCGCGGCGCGGTTCGAATTCATCCTCTGAGCCGTCGCTCAACGGGCTTTTAAAAGGGAGTAAAACATGGCCAGAAATCAGGTCATCGGCAAAGCGAAGGTCAAGATCGACGGCGTCCTCTACGAGACGGCGGGCGATACCGTCCTCGATCCGGGCGGGCCGCAGCGCACGCCGGTCGAAGCCGATTATGAGGAAGGTGCCTATCAGGAGGGCGCGCCCAAGCCGTCCAAGCTGGAATTCAATGCGCTGACCAAGTCCGGTTTCAGCACGACCGAATTTGGCGCCATCACCAGCGCGACTGTCAGTGTCGAATTCGACAATGGCAAGAGCTTCGTGATCCGTCAGGCCTATAGCGAAGGCCGGCCCAGCATGGGGACCAGCGATGGCAAGGCGAAGTGCGTTCTGTACGGTAAGGCCGCGCAGGAGGTTTCGTGATGCGCGCGGATGTCATCAGCACCCGGCCGGCCTTCCTGAAACCTGACGACAGCTACGACCTCCTTCGTCCCGTCCGCTACATGATTGGCGAAGAGGCGCATCTGCTGGAAAGGCTCCAGCTGCGTCGCCTGACGGGCGTCGAGCGCGTGATATCCGACAAGGACATCAGCGCGGCGGAAAAGACGCACGAAATCCTCGCCAGCGTCACCAGCGAGATGGTGGCGGTGATCCAGAAGATCGACTGGGTAGATCTCGACAGACTGGATGAATGCCTTGGTTTTTTTACCGAGCATGGCCCGCTGATTGGGCAGACCGACTAGGCGACCTGGTCTTTCGCTGCGGGTGGTCACCCGCCGACGCCATGGCCTTGAACGATGTCGAGCTGGATTTCTGGCTTGGCCAGGCTGAGCGCATTTTGAAGAGCGGCACGAGCGAATGAAACTCTCGCTGATCCTGGAAGCGGTTGATCGCGCCAGTCGGCCCGTTGACAGGGTCGATCGCTCGACGACGGCGCTTGGCCGTTCGGCCGACCGCACTGGCCGTGACGTGCGCCAGCTGGGGCACCGCATGGACAGCACCAGCCGCGCGGCCAGCCGCCTGGAGCGTGGTGGCCGCCGGGTCGGCGCCGGGCTGGCGGCCGGTTCGCGGCAGGGCATCCGCGCGCTTGCCGCGCTTGAACGGCGCATCCAGTTCAGTCAGGCGCAGATGGAGCGCTTTGCCTATCGCACGGGCACGGTCATTGGCGGATCACTGCGATCGGGCCTGATGGCCGGGACGGCGATCGCCGGCACCGGCCTAACTGCCGCACTCTACAAGGTCGTGACGTCTGGCCTGACGTTCGAGAAATTCCGTGTCCAGCTGGAAGGGTTGGAAGGATCGGCGGCGGCGGGCAAGCGGGCGCTGGACTGGGTCAGCGATTTCGCGGCCAAGACGCCCTATGAACTGACCGAGGTGATGGAAGCATTCATCACCCTGAAGGCCTATGGCATCGATCCGATGAACGGCACGCTGCGATCGCTTGGCGACACGGCGGCCGGCATGGGCAAGCCGCTGATGCAAGCGGTCGAAATGATCGCCGACGCCCAGACGGGTGAGTTCGAGCGGATCAAGGAATTCGGGATCAAGGCCTCCGTTGCCGGCGACAAGGTCACCTTCAAGTGGCAGCGCAATGGCAAGGAGATGGTGAAGACGGTCAAGCAGACCTCGACCGAAATCCAGAAAGCGCTGCTCGGGATTATGGACCAGCGTTTTGCTGGTGGCATGGCGCGCCTGGCGCTGACGACCGAGGGCAAATGGTCGAACTTGATGGACAGCATCGGCCGCACTGCCAACCGCGTTTGGGAAGGCGGCTTTGGCGCGCAGGTCAATAAGCAGATCGACCGGATCAACGATGCCCTGGGCCAGATGGAGAAGGATGGCAGCCTGGCGCGCTGGTCTGAGGAAACAGGCAAGGGCATCGGGGAGCTGATCGATGCGATCGGCGACACGGATTGGCGTGCAATCGGCGGCGGGATTCGCGACGTCGGTGGGGCCATAATGCAGCTGGCAGGTGCCCTCCGCGAATTGGACCGCTGGCGCAATGCTGTCGGCGATTTTCAACGCAGCGCCGAGTATTACACGGGCGGCGGGCTACTCGGTGGCGTCCGGAATGGCTCCTACGTTCCCCCGCGTTGGCTTCAAAACGCGCCGTCCCGCACTACTGCGATTCCCGGCCGGCTGCCAAATGCCCCGCTTCAGCCGCAAGCCGCGCCACGCGCGCCGCTGCTGAGGTCGAACCGCCAGTCGCCGCTGCTTCCCGGTCGCGGTGGCATCGCCTGGCCGGCCGCCGCCGCGCCTAAGGGCAAGCTGGAAATCTCGATCAAGACGGATGCCGGCACAACGGCCAAGCCGACAAAGGTCGCCGCCAAGGGCATGGACATTGATGTCGCCACCGGGCGCCAGATGGCAGGTGCGGCATGAGCGCGCCGGCAGGATGGCAGAAGGGCAGCTTTCGCGGCGTCCCGTTCCGCACGGAAGATAGCGACACCAGTGGCGGCCGTCGCGGCGTCGTCCATGAATTTCCCCAGGCGGAAAAGCCGGTCTGGGAAGATTTGGGGCGCGCGGCGAAAAGCTTCAGCATCCAGTGCCATGTCGTCGGCGCCGACCATATCGCCCAAGCAAACGCGCTGGCCGACGCGCTGGATCAGGCCGGTGCCGGCACGCTGATCCATCCCTGGCTTGGCGCGATGCAGGTCGCGGTGCCAGAATATTCGCGGGCGGACAGCACGATCGACGGCGGCATCAGCCGCTTTTCGATCCAGTTTGTCGAGACCGGACTTCCCGCGCCGCCACCGGCCGCGACCGATACGCAGGCTGAGGCCATCGCGCAGGCGGATGTGTCGGCGGCGGCGGCGCCGGGCCTGTTCGGTTCGGGCTTTTCGATCGAGGGCGCCACCGCCTTTGTCGAGGATGCGGCGGACACGCTCATCAACGGCGCCGCCACCCTGGTATCGTTGCAGGCCGGCTTGCAAGGCGGGATCGGGTCGGGTCTGCGCGCGCTTCAGTCCAATCTGGGGCAGCTGGGCGATCTCGCCACGCTGATGCGCGCACCTCTCGATCTCGGCATGGCCGTGGTCGACCTGGTCCAGGTGCTCAACGTCGTAGGCGGCTCCAGCGATTCGCAGGCGGTAAGCTGGCGGGCGCTGATGGACTGGGGCGGCGATCTCGATCCGGTCGTCGGCGACACGCCAGCCCGCGAGCTGGAACGGGCCAATCAGGCGGCAATCGTGCAGCTGGTCAATCTTGCCGCCTCGGCCGAACTGGTCCGATGCCTCGCCGGCACTGCCTTCGCTTCCTATGATGACGCGGTCGCGGCGCGGGACGATGCCGCCGATCGGCTCGATGCGCTGGCCCTGCGCCAGGCCGATGCCGGCGACGATGATGGCGCTGACCAGTATGACGCGCTTAACCGGGCCATGACGGTCGACCTGACCGCACGGGGCGGGACGCTCTCCCGTCTGCGCGGCTACACGCCCGCCATCACCGAACCGGCACTGGTGATCGCGCAGCGCCTTTATGGCGATCCGGCCAACATCATCGCGCGCGCGGACGAGATCGTCGCCCGCAACAAGGTCCGCCATCCCGGTTTCGTGCCTGGCGGCGTTGCGCTCCAGGTGCTGAGCGCGGAGGCCGCGAATGGCTGAAGCGCCCGCCATCACCGAAAAGGTGGAACTGGCCATCAACGGCAAGCTCTATGCCGGCTGGACCGAGGTCAGCGTCACGGTGGCAATCGACGCCATGTGCGGCGCATTTCGCCTAACGCTGTCGAGCAAGGATGACGCGGCGGGCCAGATGCTCGCCATCGCCGCCGACGATCGCTGCCAGCTGAAGATCGGCGGCGAAGTGGTGGTCGATGGCTGGGTCGATGCCGTGTCCCCATCGATCGACGAAGGGTCGCATCAAATTTCGGTCGAGGGACGGGACAAGACGGCGGACCTGATCGACTGTTCTGCGATCCACAAGCCGGGCAGCTGGCGCAATGTGAAGCTGGAAGTGATCGCGGCCGAACTGGCCAAGCCGTTCGGCGTGACGGTCACCGCCAAGGCATCGACCGGCGCGCCGATCGCCAAGTTCGCGCTTCAGCAGGGCGAAACCGTATCGGCGGCGCTGGAGCGGCTGCTGCGATTTCGCGGTTTGATGGCCGTGCCGACCGCGACCGGTGATTTGCAGATCATGACGCCCGATGCCGGGGCGCCCGTCGCCTCGCTGGAACTGGGCATCAACATCAAGTCGGCCGAGGGGCGCACGGACCATCGCGAGCGCTATTCCGACTATGTCGTGAAGGGTCAGGCGCAGGGCGGCGACGAAAAGCACGGCAAGACGGTGAGCCAGATCAAGGGCGAGGCCAAGGATGCCGGCGTGCGCCGTTATCGCCCGCTGCTCATCATGGCCGAGGAACAGAGCGACGGCGCCAGCGCGATCGCGCGGGCCAAGTTCGAGGCGGGCGTGCGCGCCGGCCGAGCGCGCAGCGCGGATATCAGGGTACTGGGCTGGCGCGTCAGTCCGGGTGGCGCGCTGTGGCGGCCGAACAGCCGCGTTCGCATCCGCTGCGCGCCGATCGGCATGGATGATGAAGTGATGCTGATCGCGGCGGTCACCTTCGCCAAGTCCGACGGCGAAGGGACGGTCGCCACCCTGTCGATCGCGCCGCCCGCCGCCTTCGCCCAACTGGCGGAGAAGGAAAAATGAGCGCGCTTCAGAAGGCTCTGGCGCCGCTTTTAGGCCGCCTCCAAATGATGATCGGTCGCGCGATCGTCGCGGCGATCGACGACAGCACCACGCTACAGACCTTGCAGATCGAGCTGACGGCCGACGAGGCGCAGGACGGTGCCGAACATTTTCAGGCCTACGGGTTTGCGGCGCATCCCCGGCCAGGTGCCGAGGCGATCGCGCTGGCTGCGGGCGGCCTGCGCGGACATCCACTTGTCATTGCCGTGGCCGATCGCCGCTATCGGCTGACCGGGCTTCAGGAAGGCGAGGTCGCCCTGCATGACGATCAGGGCCAGGTCGTATTGCTCGGCCGCGACGGCATCCGCGTCACCTCGCCATTGGGAATCGCATTCGAAACAGACGGCGACTTCACGGTCGATGCCGGTGGCGCGGTCTCGATCAAGAGCGCGGGCGAAGCCCTGGTCGACGGATCGACCATCCTGCTGGGCGAAGGCGCCAGCCTGGCCGCCGCCCGCAAGACCGACACAGTCAGCAGCACCGCCATCACGGGCGGATCAGGAAAGGTGAAGATCGCATGAGGGGGAAGAGCGCGCGCGGCTGGCGGCGGGTGGAAATGCCGGCTGAACGCATGGAAGCCATCAAGGTGCTGATGCAGCAGGCCGGCCCGCTGTTGGGCAAGGGCGACCCGATCATGGCGCATGCCTTTTTCGACCGCGCCGATCGGCCGCGTCGGGTTCATGCGACCTTCGCCGACGGCTGGCGTGCGACGCTGGTGCTTTATTCGGACGGCACTGGAGCGTTGAGCCAGGCGCTCAAGGTCACTGGCGAAATTCGGGGCGTACTCGCATGAGCGATATCGCCCTCCTCTTCGACAGCGGCGCGTGGGGCGCCGATCTGGGGCTGGTCGGCGGCGACCTTGCCCTGGACGAAGGCCTGCGCACGGCGGCCATCATCTCGATCTTCAGCGACGCGCGCGCCCTGGACGATGATGTCCTGCCCGACGGCGCCGATCGGCGCGGCTGGTGGGGCGATTGCGGCAATGATGATCCGAGCGACCGGCTTGGTTCGCGCCTGTGGCTGCTGGCCCGCGAGAAGGCCACCGAGCGCACCGCGATTCGCGCCCGCGATATCTGCCGGGAGGCACTCGCCTGGATGGTTGCCGACGGGATCGCGGCGGCGGTCGAGGTCAGCTGCACACTGTACCGCGTCACGGCCGCTCGCACGACCGGCGCGCTGCTGATCCGGATCACGCTGACCCGCCCGAATGGCGCATCCGTGGCGATCGACTTCCTGTGGGATGCCGAGGCCAATCGCCTGCTCACCGAGGGGACCGCATGAGCTTCGAACGTCCCACCCTTTCCCAGCTGATCGAGCGCGCGCAGGCGGACATCAACGCCAGGCTGCCGGGCGCGGACAGCCGCATCCGGCGCAATGTCCTGAACGTGCTGGCTCGCGTCCATGCCGGCGCGATGAACGGCGCCTATGCGATGATCGACTATCGGGCGCGCTTCCTGCCCGATCCGCGCTATCCCGACACGGTCACCGAATGGGCCAGCAAGCTGGGCATCACGCGCAAGGCGGCCGTCGCCGCCAGTGGCACGGTGGCGCTGGCCGGCACCAATGGCGTGAGCGTTCCGGCCGGCACCATCCTGGTGCGCATTGATGGCGTGCGTTATGCCACCAGCGCAGCGGCGACGATCGCGGCCAATGTCGCCAACGTCGCCGTGATTTGCGAGGATGGCGGCGCGGCCGGTGCGATGGAGGCTGGCCAGACGCTCACCTTCCAGTCGCCTGTCGCCGGCATCCAGGCGATCGTCACGGTGATCGCGCCGGGCATCATCGGCGGCGAGGACGAAGAGACCATCGCGCAGCTTTACGACCGCGTGTCGGCGCAGCTGCGCGACAAGCCAGCGGGAGGCAAGCGCAGCGACTATATCAAGTGGGCCAAGGAGGTGACCGGCGTCACCCGTGCATGGGTCGATGCCAACTGGAATGGGCTGGGCACGGTAAAGCTGCTGTTCGTGATGGACGGCCGCGCCGACATCATTCCGACCGTGGGCGAAGTCGCACTGGTCGCGGCGAAGATCGAGGAAGAGCGGCCTGTGACCGCCGCCGTGACGGTCCTGGCCCCTGTGCCGGCACCGCTGGCCTTCGACATCGACATCACGCCGGACACACCGGCCGTGCGGGCGGCCGTGGAAGCGGAGCTACGCGACCTGATCGCGCGCGAGGCCGAACCGGGCGGCACGTTGCTCATCAGCCATATCCGCGAAGCCTGCTCGATCGCGGCCGGTGAAACCGATCATGTCGTCAATAGCCCGACCGCCAACCAGACGGCGGCGGCCGGCGCGATCTTCACCATGGGCAGCATCACATGGTGAGCTATGCCGCATCCGCCTATCGCGCCCAGCTTCAGGCGCTGCTGCCGACCGGGCCGGCCTGGCCGCGTGAGGACAGCGCGATCCTGACCAAATTGCTGGATGGATGGGCGGAGGAATTCGCTCGGCTCGACGCGCGCAACGAGCAGCTGCTGGCCGAGTTCGATCCGCGCACCGCCTATGAGCTGCTGAACGAGTGGGAAGCCGCGCTCGGCCTGCCGGATACATGCCGCGCGCGGGCCACGACGATCGAGGCGCGGCAACTCGACTGCTGGCGCAAGCTCGCCTTCCAGGCCGGCCAGACCAAGGCATTCTACATCGCCCTGGCGGCGTCGATCGGCTTCGAGATCGAAATCCACGAATTCGATCCCGACGTCGACGATTATGACGCCAGCCTGGCGGCCGAGGTGGCGGCCGGGCGCTGGCGCTACATCTGGCGGGTCCATGTCCTCAACGCTGGCCTGTTCACCTACATGGTCGCCGGCGATCCGGCTGGCTCTGCCCTGCTGGAAGGTGACGAGGCGCTCGACCTTGAATGCATCATCCGCGCCGCCCGTCCGGCGCACACCCATGTCGTGTTCAGCTATCCGATCGGCGGGCCGCTGGCGCTCGGCCTGGAAGATGGATGGACCGTCCTGCTTGAAAGCGGCGATCGCCGCCTCCTGGAGAACTGAGAATGGCCGACAAGAAGGCTTCCCAACTGGCTGCCCCGGCCGAAATGACCGAGGACGATTACTGGGCGGGCGTGCAAACCGGCTCTGACAAGAAATTCACGCCGGCACTGATGCGCTCGCTGCTGGGCGTGCCACGAGCCGTGGCCAATCTGACGGCGGCTGCCTCACTGGTCGCGATGGTCGCGGCGGGTGGCGACATCCGCTTCAATCGGGGCGGCGCCGTCTCCCTTACCAGCACTGCCCACAGGATCACCCAGCCGGCCGGCGCGACGCTCGACCTCAATGGCGGGAAGCTGCTGTTCGGCTACAGCGACATATCGAACGCCACCAATTTCAACGCTCGCGACGTGCGCAACGGGACGATCGAGATCGGCGCCGGATGCAATATCGAGCGGCTGATGCGCTTTGGCCAGGCGGGGGGCCGCTTGATCGGCGTCACGGTGCGCTCAAATGATGTCATCGACAATATCGACGACAATGACGATGCCGCGATTCGCGTCGATGCCGATGATTTCGTCGCCGAGGATGTGACGCTGGAGAATATGCGGCTGGGCTTCCGGATCACCGGCAGCGCGGTCATGCGCAACATTCGATCGAAGGGGATGATAAAGGCGATCGTCGGGGACGGTGGTCGCTTGGAGCTTGACGGTTTCTACTTCGACGGGACCGGCAGCGGCGGGACCACAACAGCCGGCCATAATTCGATTGGCGGACTGTTCTCCTTCCTTCGCATGGCGAACGGCTACATCAACATTGTCGGGGAGCATGGCGCCTATTTCGCCGGGGCGGGCAAAACGGCTGGCGGCGAGCTATACATAACGAACATCCGTTGCTCGCGATCGGGTCAATGTTCACTGAAGGCCAAGGATTACACCCGCGTCGACGTGAACGGGTGGCAGGGCAGCTGGACGAGCTATGGCAACTCGCCGGGTCTCAACGAGGAAGGCTTCCGGCTTCAACGCTGCGGCCTGGTCACCGGTGGCGCCATCAACATCACCAGGGAACTGGTCGATGGCGCAGAGGTCGGCAATGCCGGCTTTTCCCATATGTTCCTCTCGGGCAACGACACTGTCCGCCTGCTGACCGAAAGCTATGGCAAAGGATGTGGTCGCGGCGTCGTATTCGGCGTCGATGACATTGACCCTTTGATTGCCCATGGCTCCTCGGTCATTCGCGTGCGGCATGAAGGCCTGACCGGCCCGGCCGTCGTGATCGAGGACGGCGCGATCATCAACGGCCTCAACATCGCTTTCGTTGAACTGGATGGCTGCGCCACGTCGCCAGTCCTGATCGGCGAGGGCGTGACCTGGGGGCCGAACGGCAAGCTGCTGGTTATCGGCTCCTACAAGGGCTGTGCCTTGCCGCCGCCCGCGTCGACCGCCAATGTCGACCTGTCGATGTTCGTGCCGTTCGGAGAGGTCAACATCCTCGCCGGCAATATCGCCAATGCCTATTTCGCCGCCAATGCCGGCAGCGGCGTGTTCCAGCCGATCCAGTCGGCCGTCATCGACATCACCACGCCCGCGCTCACCTCAGGCCTGGGCGGCATGCATGTCAGCGGCGCAACGATGGGCACGCCGACACTGGGCGACCTGACTACGGGCATTTCCCTCAGTCGCAAGGGCAGCAATCGGCGCGGCGCGCTGATCGCGGGGAAGCTGACCGGAACCGATGTCAACCAGATGGGCGTCGCGGTGCTGACCAAGAGCAGCACCACGTCCGCCAGCCATGCTGTCGTGGAACGGGTGGTAATCGACCATCTGGGCAATACCCTTCCGGGCGCGGACAACGCTCAGACGTTCGGCTCCATCAATATGCGGTGGTCGACCGCCTTCACCACGGCGCTGAAGAATGGTCAGTCGAACACGATCGCTTTTGGCGGCATCGCTGATCCGGCCTACGCCCAGCATCATACGGGCGGCAGCAACGCGACCTTCGCGATGACGCGATGGACCGCCAGCGCCAGCGGCCCCCAGCATATCCTGGGCAAATCGCGGGGCGCGGCGGTCGGAACCTATGCGGCGCTGTCGAGCGGCGACAGCCTGGGCGACTATCAGCTGTGGGGCGACAACGGCGCCGCCATGGCGATCGGCGCGCAAATTCGGGGCCAGGCTACGGAAGCCTGGTCGGGCACGGCCAACGGGACTCGCATGATCCTATCCGCCGTCGCGCCGGCCACAACGACGCTGACCGAGGTGGCGCGGCTTGAAACCGCTACGGGTCTGTCGATGTTCGGCGCCAATCCGGTGATCGACGCCAACCGCCTGTTCCGGACGCGCCCCTACACCGTCGCGACGCTGCCGACAGTCGGGACGTCCGACCGGCTCTGTTCGGTCACTGACGCGAGCGCGCCGGCATGGAACGCCACCCTGGCAGGCGGCGGCGCCGTCCGCTGCCTCGCCTACGACAACGGCACAAACTGGACCGCGCATTAAAGGGAGTTTCGGGAAATGGCAGACAAGGAAATCTGGGTAGAAGAAGTGCTGTTTCGCGGCCGGCCGCCCAGCGGGCCGGACAGCGAATTGCCGCCCCGACTGCATGTCGTGATGGGCGTGCAGCGGTTAGAAGAGGACCTGCTGAACGCCGGCAGCAGCAGGCTGGTGCGTCAGATCACGGACCCGCTGACCATGGCGCAGGCGCAGGAGGCCTTTGGCTTCACGCCAGCCGGCCTGGTCGAGCAGATCAACGGACAGGCTTTTGCCGAAGCCGACCGTCAGGTGCAGATCGCCGCCGCGCTCTCCGAACTGGCACAGGACCAGAAGACCGAGATCGAGGCGAGGGGCGGCACGATCGCCCAGCTCGGCGAGCAGGCGGATGGCCTAACTGCGCGGATGGGCGAGATGGCGGCCGAGCATGCCGCCGCCAGCAAGGAATCGCAGGCGCAGATCGAAGCCCTCACGACTGACCTGGCCGTCGCCCGCCATGACGGGGCGGAACTGGCCAAACAGCTGGCCAGTGCACAACAGCTGTGCGCTGCCAAGGATGCCGAGATCGCGCAGCTTCGCGCGGAACTGGAAGAACTGAAGCCGCAGCCGGACGAGGATGCTGGCGAAGCCGAAGCCTGAGGACGGGAAAGCTCTATGCACAAGATCGACAGCGCTGGCGCCACGGGCGCGGGCGAGTTCAAGGAAACGCCGGCACCGGCAACGCGAGTCTCGGCCGACTGGCTCAATGCGATCCAGGCAGAGCTGACGCGGGTCGTCACCGATCCCCAGGGCGGCGCTGCGGCACTGAACAAAGCCGACACGACCCAACTGCTCACCGCTATCCTCGCGATGATCGGCCGGGGCGTAGCGAACATGGTGACGGTCCAGGTCGAGGCTGGGGACCAGAAGACCATCACCTTCGCCGGGGGCCTTCTGATCCTAAAGCAGGGCTATTGGCGCGAGACCTTCAACAGCGAAGTCACCCGCACGGTGAATTTCCAGACGCCTTTCCCGGCCGGCTGCTGGAGCGTGCTGACGCAGGGCGTCCTGGCCGCTCCCAGCATCTACAAGGACCTGTGGACGCAGGTCATTGATCCCAGCCGCTCCGCCAACGGCTTCACCGTGCAGCTTCAGTCGGATGACGACAACGATCACGGGCTTGCCGGCTTCGACTGGTGGGCCATCGGGAACTGACTTTGAGGGGCCTTTAAGCGGCCTTTAACGGCTCTTTTAATTTGTAAATATCCCGTCGCGATGCTGTGTCTATATGGGCAAGCATCGAATGGGGGTGGCCGTGAATCGCAATGATCTGATCGTTATCGAGTTTTCGAACCCCAGCTCTCGCGCGGAGGTTTTGCTGGAGCCAGCGTTCGTAGGCGAACTGGCCGATGTTCTTACGCAGGGGTTGCAGATGGTGGTGCCCCGGGATGAGAATGAGCAACAGGTCAGATTGAAGTTGGCGGCCATAAAGGAAGGCAGCCTCATCCTTGGGTTTTTGCCGGAGGTCTTTAGTGCAGCCGGGACAGGGGTGGTCGCAGATATCGTGACGATCGTCACCGGCTTCATCCTGATCGGGCAGACGCAAGGGTATTTTCAGCCAAAACCGCCTGCCGAGACTAAGCAGGCTGAACTGGATTTGGAGTTGCAGCGCGTAGCTCGGGATCGGCAACTGCTAACCCTAATGGCAGACTTCGCAAAGCAGCTTGGCCGGGCCGGCACTGAGCAGGTCACGATCGCGGCTTATGACAGTCCGGAGTATCTTGTGAGCACGATCGACAGCTTCGATGTTGGCCTGATCGGATCACGTGGCGATCCGCTAGATATCCAGGCCGTCCAGTACAAAGGCCCTTTAAAGCGACTGAGCGGGCCATTTGAATTCAAGGCAATGTCGGTGGGCGGTGATCCGTTCAAAATCTTTGCCGGCGATATTGAATGGGAGGGAGAAGACAGGCCGGTGGTCGTACGGTGGCATTCGAATAGGAAGGTTGAGGACGTTTTAGGACGTGCCGAGCCGGCAATAGTGGAAGGCCTACTTGACGTTATCCGCACCGGCGATTGGGAATCGCCAGCCCCTATTCCGGCAGACCTACTCCCCGCTTGCGCAGAGCTAAGCGTTAGAAAACAGATCATCGTTACAGCTGACTGA